GCTTCATCCTGCACCTCCACCCAGTCACCAGCTTCTTCATCCCACACATATTGCCCACCATCGGCAGGATAATCTATCGGTGCAACCCACAAACAGGTTGCCTCATCGAGTACCCATGAAGGGTAAGGGGTTGGTGGGATGAAAGCATCGCGGGTTTCATCGTACGAATACCCTATCCCCGCGTAGTTGTACCTGAGCGCTTTGGACTGGTCAGCGCTTGGCTCCCCATCCGTGTAGTGAATACCGCCATAAGTGTTGTAGCTTGTCTGCCGGTACACATCACCAGTACGGGCGTTCAGTTCTTCCTCCAGCCCGTCATCTTCCTGCCTGCCCACAGTCACAAAAGTAACCAGGTTGTTCTCATCAAGTTTCGCGAAGTGGCTCATGAGATTGTCACCGTTTCATCAGTCGTGGAAGTTGCCGTCACCGTATAAACACGGTTCAGCCCAACCACTGCTGAGGTTTGAGTTACACCGCCAGAAAAAGTAGCTACCGCTTGAATTGGGAGAGAAAAAATGACAACACCAGAACCTCCAGGGCCACCAATCTGTGTTGAGGCTGTAGCCAAGTGACAGCCAGAACCGCCACCGCCAGTATTAGCCGTACCCGCGTTCCCGGTCTGATTCCCACTAGCTGGAGGGCCATCAGCGCCACCACCGTCACCGCCAACACCGCCACCCCCAGCGGCACCACCCCCAGCCCTAGTAACACTTGAACCTGTGATGGATGAGGCAACACCGTCACCACCATCCCTTTGAGAATCAGTCCCGCCAACCTCGCCAGCGCCCCCACCACCATTAGCTAGGGTGTTGCTTGATGAGGCATTACCGCCAGCGAAACCTTGCCCAGCAGTACCCGCGCCACCGGCACCAAAATTGTCACGACCACCACCAGAACCACCTACCGCGGTGGAACGCGCTGCAGCGCCACCTTTAGAGGTAATCAAATTGAACGTGGAATCAGAACCAGGGTTGGTTGCTGCGCCACCAGCACCAATAACGAGAGAATAAAGTCCGGGAAGAATACTTATAGCAGACTCAGCCGAATCACCACCACCTGAATCTTCCCCCGCCACGTTAGACCTGTAACCGCCTGCCCCTCCACCTGCGGTGGTAATAGAGCCACTCCCGCCTGAGCTGATGTTGGAACCACCCCCACCGCCTGCAACAACAACGTATTCGCAAGGGTACGGGCCAAAACCAAAAACAGTAGACATACGGTTGAACTTTGTGAAGTCCCTTATGGAACTGTTTGCCATACTTGTTACAGCCACAACAACCCCCCTTCTAGGAGATCTCTAGACCGGAAAGATTGACAGAAAAATCACCTGTTGAAGCCTTGACCGTCACAATGTCACCAGCACCCAAAGTAATCCCCAACGTCAGCGTGGTTGCATCGTTAGGGGACACTGGGACAGTAGGCATAATCACCTGTTTGTCCTCCACCGCCGCGCCCGCAACTCTCAACCAGATAAGCATTGTCCCAGCCGTGGCCCCCCTGTTCGCAATAATCAGCGTGGAAGAAACCGTGTAAGTATCAGCCGGTACTGTGTACAGGTTTGTGTTCGTGTCAGCCGTAGGGGCCAACTGCCCCAAAATCTTGCCCGTTGTTGCCATTGTCTAAGCTCCCATCAATAGAAAAGTGTTTTCAAGACCGCCGCCGCCACCCACGGCAGTCCACTGTGAATTGTTTGTGTTGTAGAACTCCACTGCGTCATCTGAAGTGTTGAAACCAAACTGCACCTTGCCGTCAGTATCAGGCCGGCCAGCCGTAGTCCATGACCCCAAACGGGTGCCCATAAAGGCCCGCGCGTCAGTAATCGTGGTTGGCACACCAGAGTTTGCCGGCACCAAAACTGTTGCCAAAGCTTGCTCAAAAATGCCTGCATCTGTTTGCACCAAAGCCGGGGCCGTAGGAGATCCCGCCGGGGTTCCCGCCTTCACCACCAACGTGACACTGTTCGCCACCGGGTCCAGTTTCAACACCACCAAATCCAGGCGCGGGTTGGTTGCATCCGCCGTGGTCAAACTCAAGGCTTCCAAAGCGGTAGAGGCGTAGTAGTGGCCGCGAATCATTGCCTGGCCTGCCGTCACATCAACCGCCAGCCCGGTGCCAGCGGCCACGCTCAACGCGGTCCCGGTGGGGGCATCGTTCACCCCGCTATTGAAATGCCTCGCCCATTGGCTGAACTGTGTTTCTGTCGTATCAATTCCCTCAAAGGGAAAACTGGATTGTGCCATGCCAACGCCTCTTTCTTTTATTGGTTGCGCTCAAGGTTACTAATTCTGGTTTCATGGGCGGCCTGAGTGGCTACCAACTGGGCTTCAAATTGTTGAGGGGTGGGGTTGCCCACCGTTGCCAACAAATAAACTCCATCAGCCTGAATGGATAACCCAATTTCGTACACAACCGCGGTGGCCTCCACATTGTTTGCCACAACCGTGATGGTGTCACCTAAACCCCAATCGGATCCATAGAGCATCGTGTTGGTGTCTGATGGGGTGACTTGCATAGTCACGCGGGTTTTGCCGTCATCCACCAGAGCCTCAAACCCTGCCTGGTTCAACTGCCCGGCGCTATCGGTGCCACGTTCATCGACAAAAGACTCAATGCGCCTCCCCCAGGCCGTTTCAGACGCCACAGAATCGCTGGTGGTGGCCTCAATGAACACACGGTCCACTGCCGTACCAGAACCTCCCACAATCGCTCTGGTGAGGGCTGGTGCCTCATAGGCGTATTGTGAGGATGAAAGTTTGCCGTTCTCCACGTCAAGGCGAATTGTGGCGCTACGGTCCACAGGGGCATACACGTCAAACACCAGGGCAGAACCTACCTGTGCCACCGTGTACCCCAACCCGCCAGACTGCGCCAAATTGTAGATTAGCTCTTGCAGGTTAGTAAACCTTGGGTTGCCGTTCACCGTTGCGCCCAGCCCGGCATCCGTAGCCACCGTCAGAGAGGCCACAACACGCACAGCCGGCCCTGAAACCAGGTTCGCATCCACATAGGCTTTCATCACCGTTTCAGCCGCCCCGGTCCGAACATCAAAGCTCACCGTCTGAGAATCCACATCAGCGTTGCCCGGCTCAGGGTAAGCCAAACGTTCTTCCAAAACTACGGAATCGTCACTGCCCGAAATAAACCACACCCCGGCCAAATCATCCTGAGTCTGAACAAGATTGGCCTTAAGTGTAGGCCCAGACAAAATGACGCCACCAGGACCAGTCACCACCAGCCCATACCCTGGGGTGCGCAACAAATCCACCAAAGGTGCCGTGGCCGCAATCTGCATGAACCAGGAACCCACAGTGTTGTACCGCAAAATCAGTTTTGCCCCCACCAGGTCAGCACCTAAAAGCTGGCCCACGCGAGTTTTGTTCTGGTCCCTAACCTCCACATTCAAGTCATTGGTGATCATCCGTGAATCACCTCATATCGTAGGTTATAGCGGCAAGTCACGCGAGTGTTCGCGTTCGCGCTTGTCCCCTCAATAGTAATGGTAGTTTCGCCGGGGGGGAAAGAAAACAATTTGGGGGCAGAGTTCAAAATGGCGTACAAGTTTGTGCCGCCCGTTCCGGTCACAGTACCCTCCCTCGTGTCCACCTCCACCAAATCGCCCTCAAGAATTGTGGTGCTGAAACTCCACTCATCTACCCCATTGGATACGGTCAACCCTGTGACCGGCCCCGCAATTTCGTAGATAGGAAAAACTGACACATCAGACGTGTTATCCACATCAATTGTGCCAAGTGACTGTGAAGATGAAATCCGCAACTTAGACAATTGAGGCAACAGCCCCCGCCCGGTAGCCCCCGAAGTCACGCTGAAAGATTCTTCAGTGGCAGACTCCCAAAAAGGTTGTGGAGCCTGAAACGAAAGAACCAATCTTGCCCACTGATCCCCACCATCAGCGCCACCATATTTTAGTTCAGCGCCACCCGTGTAATGCAACTTCATAGTCAAGTCACCAGCATCACGCAACACGGTAAGAATTGTTGGCCCCAAAGTGTCCTGAGTGAGGCGTGACAACCGGCGCAAATTGGTTTCCACCGCCAGAGCATTAGCACCAAAAACTGTCACAGGCAGGTCAATGTTTCTGACCGCCCGGCGCGTGTTACGCCACACCCCACCAGCCCGGCTGGACTCATCAATGCGCACAGACGTGGGCGGGATCCCCAAACCTAGCAGGGAAGGGTTCAACACATATGTGTCATTGTCAAAAGTGATTTCGTCAGCGTTCGCCCCGGTCAACTTGTACCCACTCACGCGAACACCCCCCTTCTCTGCATGGCTAGACGCAATTCTTGTTCAGCATCAAAGCTCTTATTGGGTGCCGCATAATAGTTGAGCGTTTCCCCGTTGCGCTCGCTCAAACCCATGTTTCTTTCAAATCTGTCTAACGGCATAACCACCTCTGCGCCGGCCTCGCCAATCAAAGCGTTTGTTGGCCTTGTGACTAGCGCCCCTTCAGCCAGAGCAACACGGGGCAACGAAACCAGGGGGATGCTGGGCAGGTTGACCCCGATAGTGAAAGCTTCATTGAACGCTGTGGCTGGTATGTCCAGTTTGATTTTGTTCAACGCTGAAATTAGCAGGTTGACCCCACCAATTATGAAGTTGAAAAAGCTTTCAAACGCCATAATGTAACCGTTGATTGCCGTTTTGACGAATCCGCCTATGGCATCAAAGACTGTCATAAAAATGTCTTTGAACCCCTGCCACGCATCCCCCAGCAACCCCGTGACTCTTTCAAAATCCTCACGGATGCCTTCAACAATGCCTGTGAAAAAACCTGCAATCGCTTCCCCCGCGGTGATGAAAAGGTTTTTGAAAAACTCCCAGGCGGCCAAGGCAACCGCGGTCATAATCTCCCATGTTCTTTGGAAGAACTGGGTTTTTGTTGCCAAGAAAACAATGCCCGCGATAACAGCCGCAATGCCCAGAGCAACCAGCGCCATGGGGTTCAAAAACATTGACGTGTTAAGAGCAATTTGGGCAATCGTCATCAGCTTTGTGGCAATGGCTTGAGCGTTGAAAGCAATAAGCAACACGCCCAGCACCCCCACGAATGTGAGAATGGTTGCAATGTTGTCCCTAATGAAACCAAAGATTGCCGAAAACGCTGGCACCAAATCATCCATGATGAACCCGTTGATATTTTCAAAAGCTGGGAGCAAAGTGTTTTCCAGGAAAGGCACAAAGGTGGTGGTCAGGTACTCATTGAAACTTTTGACCATAGGCAACAAGATGGTTCCCACGGTGAGGGAAAGGTTCTCGAACGCAATCTTGTTTCTCTCAGCACTACGGGTGGAGTCAATTTCATTGAACGCATCCCCGGTGGCCCCGGCAGAGTCAGCTTGAGCGTCTAGCTGTTCTGAAAACTTGTCAGCGCCGGTGCCCGCCAAAATTTGGACCGCTGAAACAGCCTCAACACTGCCCAGTAGCTCAATCATTTTTCCGTTACTGCCCCCGGCGCGATCACTCACCGCGTTCAAAGCAAAACTGAAACCCTGAGAATCAATGGCGGCCTGTGCGCTCTCGAAACCTAGTTCATTGAACAGACTGGTCATGTCCTCCGAGGGGCGTTGTAGCGCCACCAGTGCAGACCTGATCTGAGTGGTTGCCACACTGGTAGGCACACCCGCTGAAGTTAGCGTAGCAATGGCCGCGTTTGCCTCCTGCATAGTGACCCCAGCGGCGGCGGCGGCAGGAGCAACCTGGAAAAGAGAATCTGACAGTTCAGCAAAGGTTGTTTTACCGCCCTTCACCGCTGTAAACAGTGAATCAGAAACCGCTTGTGTCTGCCCAATGTCAAGACCAAAAGCATTGATTACGGTGGACAAACCATCAACGGTTGTGTTCACATCTGTGACCCCAGCAATTGCGGCCTGGGAAGCAATCTGCATAAAACTAAAAACGTTTTCTTTTGGCACGCCGGCAGAAATAGCGTTGTAAAGTCCTGATGTGAGCGTGTCCTGGGCAATACCAAATTCACCTGAAAGCTCACGAATTTGTGACTGAAAAATGCCCAGACTGGTTGCCGCGGCCACGCCGGTCTGCCCGGTCAACGTCACAACTTCAGCAAGAGCTGTGCGCAAATCTGTGGCTTCAGTTACCGCGTCAGAGAGAAACCCGCCAATCTTGACCGCCGCAAAAGTGGCACCAACAATGCCAATGGCAGGACCAATAGCTTTTTTGATATTGCTTGTGAACCCTTTACCAGTCGAGGTTGCCAAAGCCGCGCCACCGGCACCGCCAGCGCCACCCATTTCCTTTGCGATTGCTCCCTGAAAACCTTTGGCAACTGGAACCAATGTCACATAGGCGTATGCTTGTTCTGCCATTTTAGCTCTCCATTTCTCGCGCGTCTTAAAATTTCTCTGGCGTTCGCTCTTGGCTTTGGGCGTTTGACCCCAGCGTTAGCCCAGGGCCGCGGGAAGGGTTTGGGCTTTCTCTTGCTATTGACCTGAGCGTGCAAATCATAAATGGATGCCAGAACGGGCCATTCATAACTGATGGGGTGTGACCAGCCATTCACTGAGGTGTGCAACCACGATGACGGATCCCTCAACAAAATTGATATTAGGTTCACTACCTCGCCCCAGGGCACAACAGTCCCCACATCAGACATTCCTAAACCAAAGCGGCTCCTAAAATCGTACACAAAGGCTTGCCCGTGGTCCTCAATAAGCTTGAGAACCTTTAGGATTCCCCCAGGCTTGCTCCCCCAGTCCACTCAGCCATCTTCACGCCAAACTCGCCGGCTGGGATGGTGTCTAGGACCGCTAAATCTTCTTCAGATACCCACCCCTCAAGCAATGTGAACATTTGAGTTTGGGGATCCTCATACCGTGATTTGCGAATAAGTCCAACCGGAATGTCTTTGAAATCAGGCAGGATGATTGTCTTAGTTTTGTACTTCAGTTCATAACCCATTTTTGCGGCTCCATCTTTTGTGTGTGAAAGTGCGGCTGAGAGTGGGGGGCCAAAAAGGGGTGGCCCCCCACCCAGTCAAAACCCCAGACGCCGCCGCAAAAAAACGTCTGGGGCAAAATGTTAGGCCTCTAAATCAGAAAACCACTTAGTGACCACGTTTGAAGTTGCGTCAGCGTAGGCGGTGATTGTGACCCCGTAGGTCATAGCCTCGCCAGATGCTTGTGTGCGCTCTGATACCGCCGTGATTTCTCCTGACGGAATGTAGGTTCTCTCGATAGAGTCCCCATCAATCACATCAATGACAAATGATTGCCGGCCACCCGTTTTGCGGGGGTCAATCAGGAACTTGCCGGCATCCATAGCCACGCCGTAGTACAGTTCCAAAACGGCTTCATTGGTTTCAATGAACGTGGTGTCAATTGAGTAAGTGCCCTCAGAAACAACCTCGCGCACCAAAGCGCCATTCTGCCAGCCCCTAATCTGGACTGTGCTTTTGTCAATGGTTTCTTTCACCCCATCAGGTGAGCAATATCCCAGGTCAATGAAGGCCGCGTCAAGCGTGCCGTCTGAATCTGTAGGGCCAGTGGTGCTGGTGGGAGCCACATACACAACCCCCGTGGTGCCAACTCTCACGTTGTCAGAATCTAATGCCATTTCTTTTCTCCTAGCTAATTGGGTTAGAGGTTTGTCCCTCTGTGGTCCACGGCAAAACGCATGAATCTGCGTTCGCCACTTAAATCTGAAACGTCTTGAATCAACGATTCAGGGCTGGTGTTAGTGATTGGGGTTCCATTGGGTAGGTCATCAAAAAGGGCTGTGACCATGAGCGCCAAAGCGTTGGCGTTGCCGTAGGTGTCAGCGTAGATATTCACGCCCACACTTGTTGTGGCAAGAGTTTTAGACTTCCTGTTGCCACCGTCATACCTCAGAATGACTTGTGAAACGGTGGTGTCTGCCAGCACGCCCACCCGCGTGGTAGTGAAGCCCTCAGCGGTAAGCCCAGTCTTGAGCCTCCCCACCAGGTGTGAAATTATGTCCGAAAAAATTACTGCGTCAGCCATTCAATGCCTCACCTCCTAGCGCGGGGTTTCTTGGTTTGCACTCTGTCCCCTCGCTTCCCGCCAGCAAGATCCAAAGCTCTGGAAAGATCCCCAGTGTTTGCCTCGTCATAATCTGTGCCGTGAGCCACCACAGCTCTGGCACGGCCACCTCCACGCGGGCCTCTAGTGACATAAAGTTCTGAACCTGGCAAAGCCGCCTGGACTTTTGCCATACGTTTTTCTAATTCATCAGCTATTGGCTGGGAAAGCATCAGCTCCCTCATACCTTTTCTGTTGATTTCTACCCTGCCGCCTCTGCCGGGGATTTGACTAGCCACGTTCAACCTCGCTTTGCAAGTTAGCCACGGTGCCGGGGGACCAGGAGCCTAAGCCGGCCCGCCAATCAAAAGCCTCACCGTCAAGCTCATAAGTTTTGCCGCGAACAATGAACTTGTCATCATCCTCAATGTCAAAACCGCTGGCAAAGTAGACGGTCAAACCGTCTGCAATCGTGATTTGGTCAGGGTCAAAATTGGTGCTAGAAACACGGGCAGAAACCATGCCCTGGACCGTGGTGGACACGGTGGTATAGACCGGCTCACCGTATGCGTCAGTTGAGGCCGAAGCGCGTCTGACTTGGGTAATATCCTCCATAGTTTTTGTTTCCAATCGTTGAGGCTGACCTGAAAGTTTTGTCCCTGTAAGAGTCAGCCACCTGAGTGTCAGACGGTGAAAGCAAAACTTGTGCGCCCACAGCCCAATTTGCGTAAGTCTGGGAAAAGGGGCCAACTGATTGCTGTTGAATACCAGCCGCCGCGTCAGCGGGGATCTGTAGCGTTCTGACCACCATGCCGGCAACCACAGCAACCACATCGTCAGGGATAGTTTCATTGCCGTGGGTGTAGTTCACAATCACAGGGGTGAAAGTGCCGAGGTCATAAATTGCTTGACTGTTATCAAACGTGAAAGTCATGTTCACGTTCTCAAGGTCTTTGACTGTCACAACGCTAATCACCGGGCGCTGGACTAAGCGCACAACCCCGCTAAGGGGGAACAGGCGCACAGTGGATTCACCCACCTCAAACTGTTGAACAGAGCGTTGCACAAACATGGCTGAAGCGTCTGTGAGCCATGCTGTGGCTTTGCTTGTTTCTGCCGTTGTTAGATCTCTGCCCAGGCGGGCCGTCACGTCAGCAATTGTGGCTAATGCCATTTTTGTGCCCTCCCTGTGTCAAAAGATTTGCGGCTGGGTGCCGGGAAAGGGGTTGGCCGAAACCAACCCCCTGCCAAGCGTGGCCTGATACTAAGCGGCCACCGAAACGTACTGGACAACCGCGGCAGTCTTAACCACTTTGGCTCCATAGACGTTCAGCCCGCGAACAATGTCAGCGAACTTGGTCTGGCTTCTCAGCGCCTCAAGGGACTGAATTTGGCTGACATAGGCAACCATGTCCTGGTGGTAGCCCACAGCGGCAGGCGTACCCGCGGCAGAGAGCAAAGGGGACTCAATCACGGTAAACCCGTAAAGACGCCCAATCACACCATTGCGCAACGTGTCATCTGTTCCCGCAATGCTTGAGTCATCCAAAGCTTGAATGAGCAAGTCAGTGAAATCAGGGTTCACAACCAGGTAACGGTTGCCAGTGGGCACCTTAGCGTTTGCCATGAGCCGGCGAATGTCGCGCACCGCGGTCTTGGCTTTGGCCGCCGTGTCGAGTTCAACATCGTCAGGGTTGCCGTCAGTACCACCAGCAACCATGAGGTCAACCAGGTAGTTTTCAGCATCCTCAGCGAGTGCTTTCCCCGCGGAATCAACCCACGCCTGGAACCCGTTGCCAGCCTGTACTTTGTCCACGTCATCAACGTTCACAGAGAACGCTTTTTCCTGGTCAATGTCCAAGTTGACTTCAGTATCCGCCAACGCTTCAGGGTTGATTACCCGGCTGGCCCCGGCGTAGTCCACAATCGTGGGCGTAGTCGCGTTAATAATGTGAACTTTGTTACCAGGAGCAACCGCGTCAGTGTACTGAGTACGCAACGTGGGGATTACAACCTGGTTTGCAATGAAAGACTGGGTTACACCAGCCGCCCAAATCTCGGGAATAAATTGGTCAATAGCCATGTTGAGCTACCTTTCTTTGGGGTGTCTTATTTCCCCATCATTTGGTCGAGGCGGCCACTTTTGTGGGCCTCTGTGATTTCCGCTGGTGACATATTCTTGAATTCTTCTCTGGAAGTAATTTGTGCCAAATCAGAACTTTTGCCTCTAGTGCCTTGCCCCATGTCAGGGCTTGCCAGCGCCGTTTTAGTGCTATGAGCCTCAACCCATGCCGCAATTGCATCAGA